TTTTGCACTTTGCGCGAATTGCAGCTTGTGTGGGGATGGGCTTCAGATTTTCGCGTGCGTTCATTTTTAAAGGTTCTCGAAAACGAACGCATGATTGAACGAACAAAAAACGCAGCAAAAACGCAGATAACTATTTGTAATTATTCACTTTATCAAGATGTAGAACGCAAAGAAAACGCAGAAGAAACGCAGAAAGAAACGCAAGGAAAACGCACTAAAGGAACAAGTAAACAAGATAATATTAAATTATCTTCATTTCATTCAGATAATTTAAAGCCCGAAAAACCTAAAATCACCTCCGAGCAAATTCTCGATATCTGTCTTGAACCAGAAACCACGCAGGCAGTGCTTGAACATCGCAAGGCAATCAAAAAACCTTTGACCCCGCGAAGTGCGCAAATGCTCGTTGATGCATTCCGCGAATCTGGAAATGTAGAACTTGCGGCGAAAACGATGATTTTGCGCGGTTGGCAAGGATTTGATCCGGAATGGATGAAAAAGCCCGCGTTGCAAGTTTTCAATTCTGGACAAACTGACGACATACCAAAGGACAATGGACCGATGATCCCGTTGGAAGGACGCCGCCCAGCTCCAGAGAAAACGATCATCGCCCTTGTCGATGTTTTCAAAAAAACAGGAAATTGGCTCGATCAGTTCGGCCCTCCCCCTGGAAAGCCCGGATGCATTATCCCCGAACAATATCTTTCAAATGTTATTCCGTTCATAGCCTCTGGGTAGATCGGAAAATCAGCACAGCGCAGAGGATGGCGAGACTAGCCAAGGCGAAAGAAGATGAAAAATGGTTGATTTAGATCGGCTTAGAGCCAACATGAACGACGCGGCGGAATTAATGCACCGTGCGAACGTAACGATTGTTTCGCTCAAGGTCGATCTTGCAGAGGCAATCGCAGCACTAAGGCAGGTTCGGAACTTCAACAGGCCAAATGTTTATGAAATCTGCAAGGCCATCGTGGAAAAGTTTGACGAAAGGGATGAGTAATGACGGATCATCCCAAGGTTGTGCTTTTTGATGATGGATCGCCATTTGTCCAGAAAGGTGAGCCAACCCAGGATATAGTCGATCTCTTGAAAGAAATGCTGGAAAATGCCGAATCTGGTCAAATCTGTGGAATTGCGGTGGATTATCTGATCGACGATGGGACATTATTCCCAATGGCAAATAGCCAATGGGCTGTTGCGCGAGGTCATGGATTAGGGGCCCTGCTAGAAACCGCAATCTCTCGGCTTAAGCGCCGATTTGAGCAAGCTATAGATGGATAGCTCGCCAAGCCTCTTAAAACAGCCCGTAGCGTCAATCACGGCATTTTTAGCAACAGGACTAGCTTTTGGAATTCTTGCTAGCCAGTGGCCCTCCTGAGTGATCTAGTGCTATCCTAGAAAATATATAGTTCCCAATGCTCCAACACCTGCCAAACCTATGCAAATCGTAACAATGCCCAATATGAAACCAGTTATTGAAACTACGTCAATAATAAACTGTTTCATGGTTTTTTCCCTTCAGTTTCCATGCTATATTGACGGCAATGTGTTAAGATTTACTTAAATTTTGAACAAATTGATGAGGAATTGTTAAAAAATGCCAATGCTCGACGATAAGCGACATGAGACGTTCGCTCAAGAGATTGTGCAGGGAACTAAGCCATTTGAGGCGTATCTAAGGGCTGGATTTAAGGTAAAGAGCGAAAAGGTAGCGGGTTCTGCCGCATCGCGTCTGTTGAAGAACGTTGATGTTAGGGCGCGGATTGATGAATTAACAGCAAGAATACCTGTCGGTTTAGTGATTACGCGTCAAAGTGTGCTCGAGGAGTACGCACAATTGGCTTATGCAGACAAAACAGATAATAACGTGCCCGTTTCTGTTAAGCGCGCCGCGCTTCAGGACATTGCTCGTATGCAGGGCTGGATCATTGAGCGTTCCGAGAACGGCAAGCCTGGCGATTTCAGCCGCATGGATGATAAAGAGCTTGAACAGTTCATTGCGAACCACAAAGCGGCTATTCCGGCGAACTTGAATAAACGGCGCGCTTGACCCCTGTGTCAAATCATGTCAATCTGTATCAATGGCAATTAAGATTATAGACATCAATTTAGCTCCCGTGAAAAAGTGTATCGAAAAGCCACAAGCAAGGGTTTCGGTTCCTGAACCCGTGGCCAGTCAATCGACTATTGTATCCCGGCCAGTTGGTCGCCCTCTAATGTCGGAGGCGAATTTGTCCACTGAAACATTGGATCCGTGGATTGCCGAGGGAATGTCGCGGGCGACTTGGTATCGCCGCAGATCAAAGCTTGAAAGCTATTACAAACGTAAAAAACTGGAGAGATCAAAATGACCATTGAGATTGAACTCGGCAAGCAATACCGCACGCGAGACGGCCGCGAAGTCCGGATTTATTCATTGGATGGATCGGGCGATTTTCCGGTTCATGGCGCTATATATAGAAATGGTTTTTGGGAATTGGCCTGCTGGACGAAATATGGATCGTGGTCAGCCGCTTCAAACAATAACAACATCATCGAAGTCCGCCCGCGCATCAAGCGAGAGATTTGGGTGAATGTTTATGGCGATGGAACATCAGTTTCTCACTCTTGTCAACAGAACGCGGCGGTTTCCCGTGGTAATTTATGCATCGCCTGCGTCCGGCTCGTCTTCGACTACGAAGAGGGAGATGGTTTATGACCGAAGACACAAACACACTCATTCTGAAAGAGCTTCAGAAGATCAGCGCATCCCTTGAGCGTGCGGAGGCTCGCGCAACAGGTCAAGGCCGAGGTGGCGGTTCTGGCTATATAACCTCATATGAGGTTGGAACGTATGGGATCGGCGGTGGTCATTTTGCAAGCGGCGACGCGCCCGACCTTTCATCGCCAGAATGGGTTGATAAATTCAAGAATGTTTCGGCCTAATGGATAGCTGGAAAACCAGGAGAGTTTAGGGCGTGCGGTAGAAATCTTGGACATGGCCAGAGTTGCGAGAGTGGCTATCTCTGTACGGAATGTCAGCAACGGAAATCGCTGATCGACGCTGCATTGGGAGAATGAAATGCATATCTTCGCCATTATCATTCTCGCGCTTTTTATCGCTGTAGTGATTGATTGAGGAGACATGAGCATTTCCGGCCCTTCTCGCAAAGACATGGAGCTTCTAGCCGCCGCTCTTGATGAAAAGTCTTTGCGCGTTGAACGCCGCAAGCAAGAGGGCGCTGGTGGCTTAATCGAGTTCGTGCGTTACTTTTGGTCAGTTTTAGAGCCTGTTGCGCCGTTTGTCGAGGGTGAGGCGCTCTTTGCGATTTGTGATCATTTGGAAGCTGTGGCGTTCGGGGAGATCAACCGGCTTTTGATCAATGTGCCACCAGGGTTTATGAAATCGCTTCTAACTAACGTTTTCTTTCCAGCTTGGCTTTGGGGACCGCTTGATCGAGCATCGATGCGACTTGTGACGTTCTCTTATGCCTCGCATCTGACTGAGCGCGATAATGGTAAGTTCAGGGATTTGCTCCGCTCGCAGAAATATCAGCGCATGTGGGGCCATCGCGTTACACTGACAGAAGAAGGCAAGGTCAAGGTTGCCAATGATAAGACGGGGTGGAAGTTCGCATCATCGGTTGGAGGCGTCGGTACTGGAGAAAGAGGCGATCTAGTCCTAGCTGACGATTTAAACAACGTTCGTGATGCTGAATCAGAAACGATCCGTGAAGGAACTGCGACGTGGTTCCGTGAAAGCATGCAGAACCGTTTGAACGACTTAGAAACTGGCGTGATTATTGTAATCATGCAGCGCGTCCACGAAGGCGATGTTTCTGGCGTTATTCTTGAGGACTATCCGAACTATGTACATCTTTCGATTCCGATGGAATACGAGCCTGACCGGCATTGCGAGACCTCAATCGGCTGGTCAGACTGGCGAACGGAACCTGGCGAACTAGCATGGCCTGAGCGATTCACTGAACGCGAGCTACAACCGTTCAAGCAATACCCTTATTTATGGGCGGGCCAGTATCAGCAACGGCCAGAACCGCGCGGCGGCGGTATCATCAAGCGCGACACATGGCAGCTATGGGATAGTTCCATTCTGCCGAGCTTTGATTATGTCATGGCAACGCTCGACACGGCCTATACAACGAAACAAGAGAATGACTTCTCCGCGATGACTGTTTGGGGTGTATTCAGCCAAGGCTCGACGGCGCACAATAACCAGATTATGGGGCCTAATGGCCGCTTGAGCGCGACGGAACGGCAATACGTGCCTTTGCACCCGAAAGCAATGTTGATTTATGCTTGGCAGGAAAAACTAGAAATCCACCAGCTTGTGCAGAAGGTATTGGAAACGACCAAGCGTTTTCCAATAGATCGGCTGTTGATTGAAAACAAAGCTGCGGGGATATCGGTCGCGCAAGAAATCAGACGGATTTATGCACATGCAGATTTTGGCGTGCAATTGCTTGATCCAGGTAATCAGGATAAAGTAGCAAGGCTTTATGCCGTCCAGCATTTATTCGAGGAAGGCATGGTTTACGCGCCGGATAGATCGTGGGCGGAAATGGTCATTACGCAAGTGTCAACTTTTCCGAAGGGGAAACACGACGACCTCACAGACACCGTTTCGATGGCGTTAAATTGGTTGCGTAAGACTGGCATGCTACAGCGGCGCGACGAGGTTAGCCAGGATCTCGAAGAGAGTTTGAAATTTCGTGGCAATAGTGAAATTCCGCTTTATCCAAGTTGAGGTTGATATGGATGATGAGACAATTGATCGTGTAGCTAAGGCCCTGCAAAAAGCTCATTATGAACGCGGGCGTGGAATAGCGCCGCCTTGGCCAAAAGATAGATTCGAACAAGAAATGTGGTTCTTTAGCGCTCGCGCCGCCATTGCCGCGATGCCTGATCCAAATTATAAGATTAGTTTCGACAACTCACATTACAAATATGTTCGGCCCTCGCCACCAGAGTTTATGCAGTTTATCGAGGACGAACCAAAGGTTGGCTTTTGGGCTAGATTTTTTAAATATTGGGGGACAATATAATGACAAATATAGTGAACTTGTCTAATCGTGATAGCGACTATCAAATGAAGCCAGAAGATATTTTGCCCAAAGATCATTGGCTGAAGGCGTTAAAGCGCATATCCGGCAGGCTCTACCGCAATCTGCAAACTCATGGTTCCGATCCTGAAATTGACATGACATCCGCGATTAAACAAGATTTGCGGATGCTGAAGGATTATTTCACAGAATACGAGAAAGCTTGAATATGTCGCGGGTGAAAGCAACGGCTCACGTGGCCGAGTATAAATTATTGGGAGATTGCTACGTTGTTTGCGTAGAGTGCCATGATCCTGTGATGAGGAGCGCATTTTATACAAGGTTCGGGCAAGTTACCGATCATGTGGTTTATGATTGCATCGACAAGTTTGTGAAATCAGTTGAGACGGAACTAGCAGAAACAGAGGAGAATTAGCTATGAATAATGATGTTGACCAAATTGAACTGGAACAAATCGCTAATGATTTATTTGCCGACATTAAGAGTGATCTACTCTCACGGCAGAAATGGATCAGTGACCATGCTAAAAAAATAAAACGATATGGTCTTTGGAAAAAATATAGAGGAGCTGCTGCGGATATTAATGAACGGATAGAGAGGATGAAGCCATGAAACGGATTATTTTTCTTTGCGCGTGCTTATTCGCATCGCCAGCCATTGCCGCACCAGAAGTTAAGCTCGATTGCATGACGCAGGAAAACCAACATTTCGTCATCATCGAAAAAGACCGCGTCGCCCATATTAAGTTCGATCCAACGAAAGATACGCCGGTTTATTGGCATGTTGATGGGAATAACGTCAATGTAGTCGAACAAGCTAATGGCAATACGTTGCAAATGGTTTATAATATAGTTGAGAATAACGGCTGGATTAAAACCGTGTTTCTTGACGGCCATGTGAAACATGCGCTGGTTAAATGTGATATTGGTTTGACGGGCAAATAATGATTACTGCGCGCACGAATATTCTCAAGATTTATGATAGCTTTCTCGGCCCTTATCTTGTGGAGGTTTTCGGCGACGAGCCTTATGATTATGTCAGACGGTATAGCATCCATGCCAAGGATCGAGACGCGGCTTGTGCTGAGGCAATTCAGATGTTTACAGTGGAAATGGAAGCGTTGATAGGTAATAATTCTCCTATCGTGTAGTGTTGCTTGTATAGTAGCTTTGCGTTATAGTTCGGAAAGCTATTTTACGAAAGCATTGCATGGCAATTCAGCCCGGTCTCGTCCCGCCATTGAGAATCGACCAAATTGGCACGCCTACGGCTGTCAAAGAGCCTGATATTACGGTAGAAGTCGCCAACGACGACGACAAAGACCAGCCAACATTTGACGAGCGCGGCAACATACTTGAAATTAGCCATGCTGATGGTTCTATTTCTATTTCGCTTGATGGCAATCCCCTAAACGCTTCGAAAGAGGCAAAAGATACTGATGATTGGTTCCGCAATCTTGTCGATGATATCGGTCAATCTGAATTAGGACGCATTGCCAGTGATCTCCTGACTGGTATTGAGAACGATATTCAATCACGCAAAAAATGGATCGACGACCGCGCGCAGGGATTAAAGCTCCTTGGCCTGTCGATTGAACTGCCTAACACAATGTCAGGTTCATCTGACGGCGCGCCAGTCGAGGGCATGAGCAGGGTCAGGCATCCTCTCTTGCTTGAGGCGGTGTTGCGGTTTCAGGCCAATGCGCGCTCGGAGCTTCTGCCCACCGATGGGCCGGTGAAGGTCCGTAATGACAGCGGGCGCGGTAATATCCAGAATGATCAGTTGTCTAACGCTCTTGAGCGCGACATGAACCATTATCTCACGGTCACGGCGAAAGAGTATTATCCTGATACGGATCGCATGTTGTTGATGTTGGGTTTTTCCGGTACTTCGTTCAAGAAAATCTATTTCTGCCCGTTGCGCAATCGCCCGGTGAGCGAAACCGTTGATGCTAACGATCTGATTGTTAATGATGCCGCGACGGATTTGTCGAATGCGCGCCGCGTGACGCACCGCGTGTTGATGAAGCCATCGCTGGTTAAGCGGTTGCAGATTTTAGGTGTTTATTCCGATGGCAATCTTGCTCAGGCCCTCGCTCCGACGACAGACGCAATCAGGCAAGAAAAGGACAATATCCAGGGTATCAGCACAAACTCGGCTGATCCGGATGACCGAAACCGCGAAATCTATGAATGCTATTGTGAGCTCGATATCAGCGGATTTGAGCATAAGCTGAAGGGCAAAGAATCAGGGCTGGAAATCCCTTATCGTGTGACGCTGGACGTTAGTTCGCGCGAAATCCTGTCGATTGTCCGGAACTATGATCAGGACACGGACGACATGCCGGAAGCACGGCAGAACTTTGTCAAATACACCTTTGTCCCCGGCTTTGGGTTCTATGATATCGGATTGTTGCATATCTTGGGCAATACAACCAATGCAATCACGGCGGCTTGGCGTGAATTACTGGACGCAGGCATGTTTGCGAGCTTTCCAGGCTTTCTGTTCGCCGATACGGGCGGGCGACAGCAGACCAATATGTTCCGCGTCCCTCCTGGT